GAAGATCGTACAAGATATGTTTAAGATAAATATACTATCTCGGTAGGGGTAGGTTTTAGGGAAAAGTAGGTGTAGGAAAATATATTTTTATGGAGTTAGTGAAAGTAAAGAGTTAATAGCATCCAATTCTCTCTCTTCTTCTTGCCATGAATGGACGCTTGGGAAAGCGGTATGAAATGGAAAATGTACAACCTTGAATCGTCTTTTGATCGGTTCTCGGTCTTGTTCATCAGGAAAGCATTCGTCGATGGTGTAGTTGGATAAAACGATTATTTTTCGTGGTCGAATCTTCTTCAATGATCCACCTTTGATTTGAGCGGGAAACGGATATCGATCAGCCCAAACTTTGAGAAATGCAGCGGTACATTCGTTCTTCGGTGACCATTCTTCGATTGCAACTACTTCTTCGTCGTTGTATCCGTCCCACCACTTGTTTAGTTCTTTTGCATAATGTCCTGGAAACATGCGCCACAGAGATGAACTTTTTCCAGTACCAGTCGGTCCATACCACCACTCATGGTCCAAAGGCCCATCGATTGGAGTGGCTTGCCGGATTCGAAGAGATCGGATTCGCTCGTGGTATCGGAAATACTCGCTTGGGAACTCATCTCGGATTCGCTCGAGATTTCCTTGTTCGGCCAATTGGATGAGTGTACGCCATCGTTCTCGTTGGGTTGATCCACCTCCATGTTCTGGTCGTTGTCCCCATTCTTCAAAGTCACCGTCTTTTTTGCAATAGTTGATGGCTTGGTTGACGGTTCCGCGTTGTGGTTCCAAGTGTGCTCTGGTGAGTATTTGCTTGATCCTTCCCATGGTGACAGGGTGTTGGAAGTAGCAGAATCCCTGCCAGTGAAACGTTGATCGATCTTGCCCATGTTCTTTTCCGTAGATGTAGTATTGGACGTTTGTTTTGAGGTGTTCAATAGCGAATGCGTCTTCGAGCGTAGGATTGTTAATGGTGAAACACCACCCTCGGCTTCTTGCTTGTCGCGCCATTTGGCGAATGAGGTCTGGGGTCAGTATTACCCCCAGACCTCCTGTGCACTGTGTGCGATACGTACCTTGCGTGCGTATGTGTTTTAAACATGTTCTTCAACTTTTAGAGTTTATTTTTAAAATTTCGAAGAATAAGTCAAGTAAAGATTCATGTCTGCTCTTATTAGAAGGTCACGTCGGAACAGAGTTTTTCTTCCCTCCGTCTTCGGACAAGGTGGAAGATTATCTGGGTTGAATAATACGTTGAACTTCAACCGACGTATGGCTCGATCGAGCCGGCTTGGTCGGGCTCGTATCCGTACTACAACTCGTACTCGTACTCAAGGGAATGTATCCGGTATTGGTGTCACTACTCAAAGAGACAGTCGTTTTGTATATGCAAAGCGGCGTATGCCACGGTACCGTCGAAATCGGTGGAAACGTTTTGGTCGAAAAGTAAACGCGATAGCTGAGAAAGAGTTGGGTAGTCGTACGGTTGTGCGTAATTTTACTACATCAGCTATAAATCCAACTGATGGTGATCATGTTGTTACGCATTGCTATTTGTATCCTCAGCGTGGCACTGCTGCTCTTGCTGATGATTTGTTCGTTATTTCTGGTTTGGAGAATACTACAAATCCTACTGCTGCTGCAGGTGATACGATTAGTCCGTCGACTAAGTTTTTGTTTCAGAGTGCTGTTCTAGATGTAACTATCAAGAATGCATCTGGTATCCGCGACAGTGTGACTCCTGCCTTGATTGTTCCTAGCGGTGAGCTGAAAATGGAAGTAGATGTGTATGAGGTGTCGCTGAATACTTCTACTGAAGAGACTGGTGTAACTCATCCGAGTTTGATCAGTCTGTTTTTTGATAATACTGCGTATACTGGACCTATTGGTGGTACAGGAACTGAGTTGAGTATCACACAGCGTGGTGTTACTCCGTTTGATATGACGTATGCATTATCACGTTGGGGAATTAAGATTTGGAAGAAAACAAAGTATTTGATTCCTAATGGTGATGTTATCACGTATCAGATGCGTGATCCGCGCCGTCATGTTACTAATTTCCGTGATCTTGGCTTTCGTGATGGTTTTAATCGTCCTGGCTGGACTAAGTGTTTGCTCATAATTGGTAAAGTTATTCCAGGTTATACAGTTGGCACTGCTGGTGATGAAGTAGCGGAGCGTTTGTTAATTGGTAGTTCAAGGAAATATTTATATAAGATAGAAGGTGTTAACGAAGATCGTACAAGATATGTTTAAGATAAATATACTATCTCGGTAGGGGTAGGTTTTAGGGAAAAGTAGGTGTAGGAAAATATATTTTTATGGAGTTAG